GTCCCCAGGGCGTTTTATTCCCCGAAAGAGGTAGGGGGGACTATAATTTCTCCGTCCGGTCCGATCGCGTAACGTCTCTCGCTCTTTTTGTGGTGCTCATCGGCATGGCACTGTTGACAAACTAAACGCAGATTGTTGAAGGACAAACTAATCTCCGGGTTCGTGATGTTCAATGGTGTCAGTGCCTCGATATGGTGCACGACCTTCCCCGGAGTGTAGATCCCCCGAGCCAAACAATCCTCGCAAAGATATCCGCGGCTAGCCATGAACGCGGCCCTGCAGCTCTCCCACTCCTTGGACTTGTAAAAGGATCTAGCGAAGTCCCTTGCCATTGATAGCCTCCATCAGTTCCAGCACCCGTTGAGTGCTATGACCGTCACAGGCCGAGCAGCACCTCGCGTAACAGAGCAGGTCTTCCTTCCGTGGCCGGCCGTCGTCGCGCAGCAGATCTATCAGGTCGATCTCATTGGTGCAGTGTCTCGAGCTGTAGTCCTTCGGGTAATCGTAATACATACCGCGTAGGATCTTGTACTTGATCGAGTCCTTCTCGAACAGTATGACGGGTCTGCCCAGGATGTGGGCGTCAAACAGGAGCGAGCTGTAGTCCGTTATCAGCACGTCCGAGTCGATGAGGTACGGTGTCGTCGGTTCGTTAGACGGCAGCGCGATGATGTGCCTGAGTCCGCGTACCATTGCGTCCCCGGTCAGCATGTGCGGCTTTATAGCCAGTATCTCGCCATCGTTCAGGCGGGAATCAATATAGTACCAGTCGATCGCCGGCATCTGCGGCTCGCTTTCGGTCCGATATGTAGGAGCGTATAGATAAGCTCTGTACTTTGCGAGTATCGTGTTACCCTCGCCCTTTTTCGCTCCTATCAGTGCATCGGTCCTCGGCATGCCTATAGGATAGACCTTGCTCGGGTCGATCCGGCACTGTCTCGCAGTAAGCTGGACAGTGTTCTCACTGGTACACGTCACGGCCGTCAGCAATCTCGACTCCCTGTCCGAGATGTACGGATACGGCTGGTCGAACCCGAACCGTTTCCCGCCCGATATCCCATGCCCGATCATTATCGCCTTGCCCGGTGTCTCGGCCGGAAACTCGTCCGATACCATCAGCGAGTAGTCCTCATAATTGAGACCGTACGCGAACCGGAACGGGTTGAGTCGCACGAAATCTTTCGGGCCATCGTACGATTCGTAGACGGCCCTCAGGTTCTCTGCTCTATTCAGTTCTCGCTGGCTCGCGAATAGGATCGGTTTCATTACAGGTCTGCCCACGGTGTCCGCTGATGTGGGAATTATGATACTGTGATAGTGCCGTCGCCCGTGATAAGTGCGATTCCGTCCCCTATCGTAATAGACCCCGATGCACTATACGAATACGATGCAATGCTCGGGACAATCCCGTAAATCCACGCACATACGCCTTTATATAACGGAACCGTCAATGTCAATGATTGACCCACGCCGATTTGGTCAATATAAACTCCGGCTATAGCACTTTCTCCGCCCTCATCGAACACGAACGGCAGAGCAACCACATCGAAAGTTTTGTTGAAAATAGTATTCTGTATTGTCACTTGTGCGGTCGTGAAATCGGAACTACCACCGCCCCCACCACCGCCCGAACCGCCTGCGAGTTTACGTGCTATTGCGATATCAAATAAATCCATATCGCACCCCCTACTGAAGCTCGACCCAGGTTGAACCCGTTTCGTTGTACATGAAAATCTTCCCCGTGTTCATCTCGATGCAGACCGAGCCGTTAGCGATGCCCGTCGTTGGCTTGGAATCGGTCGAGAGACAGACCGCTTCGATGAGTACGGTCGATTCGGTGAATGAGCTTGATTTTGTTACTGTGAACATGTTATTTCTCCTTTGCTAAAATAGACTTTGCGGCGGTGTAAGAGCGTATACGTCGATAAGATACGTCGAATTGATGGTCCGCGAATACGTCGAATTATAGCGCTTTCTTATCGTCAGCGTTCCGGAGCTGCTGATGGAATAGCCATAGACTCCATACTGTCCGGCCTGTGCGGCGAGTGCGTTACTGTTATATCGATAGCAGATCACCGCCGGAGTTGATAACGTCGTTGTCGCCCCGTTCGCCTTTTGGTAATTCATAAAGAACGCATCCGATCCGTAAAAGTATCCGTCCTGTTTTCCATTCTTGTCACGAACGCGAACATAAATGATCTGGTCTTTCGTATAGTACGCCGAACCGATCGATATCGTTCCGGCCGACTCCGCCGTTGTTGACGTCGTGTTGACGGTGAGTTCGGTCGTGTTTCCGATCTTCGTCCACGAGGAACCGCCCCCGCCGCTATTCGTTCCTTGCGTCCGGACGCCGGCCGCCGTATAGAAATATTTTGTATTGGCAACGTCGGACGCGTCCGCTGTCGTGTCGGTGACGTCGGTAAACGTCGCCGTCCCTCCGCCGGTTTTCGGCAGCGTTACCGCCGGAACGGCGGAATAATTCGCTCCCATTAAGGTTATATTTTGCGACATGGCGCCCCCTTTATGAGATGCTTAACACCTTTGTGGTTCCGTCCTGGGAAATTGTCGGCGTCGTAAGTGAACCGGAAACACCGAGCAGCGTTACCCCGCTTTTGATGTTGCCGGCGATGATCTTGGCCTGTTCTGTCGAGCTGATCGAGACAGTACCGCCTGACGTGTAACCCGCCGGGATCGTGACCGTGCCGGCCTTCGTCGAGATCGTGCCGGATGTGCTGCCGTTGTTCGCCATGCCTCCCTGCACCTCACCGGACGGACCGAAGCCGGTCTTGCCGGTGAGTACGTCCGCGCTGGTGATGTCAGCTCCGGCCGTGTCGTAGAACTTGGCCGTGCCGGATCCTGACTTCGGGATGTCGACTTCCGGGACGTTCGAATATGTGACGCCGTTGATGACTACGTTCTGTGCCATTTTATCCTCCTAAGATACAGTTAATGTCGAGCCGTCCCAGGTAATCAGTCCGTAATTACTCGGGATCGGATTGATGGTGATGTTGCCTGTAAGATATAACTCACTGGTCTCCAGCGTCTGGGTCTCGGCTGAAGGCGTGACCGTGTAGTCGCCCGTATATGCCGGAGGAAGGACGTGTTTCGGAACAGTGAGCTGCCCGCTTATCGTCCCGGATCCGGCAAGCGAACCCGATATCGTTCCGGATCCCGTGAGCCGTCCCGTGATCTCCCCGTATACGTGCATTATTTTGCCTCTCCTGTGATCGTGAACTTCGCCGAGATAAACGTGTCAACGCACCCGTCTCCGTGCGTGATCTCGATATCGTAGTTGTAGGTCTTATACTCGAGCTTCTTCGTCTCTGTCGCCGGCATCGTGAAGGTCAGCGTGTCGTTCGGGACCGTGGCCGAGTAGATCAGCTCGTAGTGAGCCTCGCCCACGTAACCTACCGAGACCGCGAACCGGATCACGTCGTCCTGTTCCGGAACGTACGGCTCGATGGTAGGCTCGGTCGCCGGCGGGATTGGATCCACTTCGTGGGTCAGGGACACGGTAAGGGTCAGCGTGTCGCCTTTGGTCAGGGTGATGTTGTTATTCGTGTCTATCCTGAGCATTTATATCCTCCTAACACAAAACGGACCGGTCTCCCGATCCGTCTGTGACGCTTGCATTCAGTTTGAAAGGAGTAGGAACATGAAAAACCTATGTACTTGGTCGTTGCCGGAGTCGCACCGGCGAGGCTGTTACGACCGCAAGTCCGGAGCGATCCGGATCCTTGCAAGGTAGGGGCAAAAGATGCAGTATTGTCGTTCTGTTCCTCTTCTGCCGATACCATATTACCACACCCCAATGTATACTTTTGTATACTACTTTCAGTTTTCGACAAACATTTTCTCGAGATACGCTTCCCTTAAACGGATCATTTTCTTCTCGTTGTCCCGCACCAGCTCCTGCATCGCCTGGATCTCTCGCTTCTGCCGGATGATGCAGAGCTCGCATTTGAACATTTTCTCCCGGATCTCGTCCGGGCTCAGGCTACTGTAGTCCACGCTGGGCCTCCTTCTGTCTCTCGACCTGGGCCTTGTAGTTCTCGTAGAACTGCTTGGTCACGATCGTGTGCCCGACGTGTCCCAGGCTGATGCTCGGATCCGCAATGATCTTGTAGCCGCACTGCCTGGCCCTCCAGCAGAAGGCGATATCCTCGCCCACGTTCCCGATCGGGCTGAACATGTTCCCGAACTTACCAAACACCGCGACGAACATCTCAGTACGCATCAATACGCATCCGAATCCGCACGCAGCCACTTCGAAAGGCTCGTCCGGTATCGTCTCGAACTCATCGAAGACCGCTTCCTGTTTCACCTCGTCGATCTCCATGGTCCGGAACACGGTCGGGCTGAACGGATGGGTCCGTCTGTAGTATATGCCGGTAACCATGTCGTGGCCCTCGTCGATCAGCTTCAGCATATTGATCATCGTGTCCGGATTGAAGACCATGTCCGAGTCGAACCACATCACGAGATCAGCCTCGTCCAGTAACGCCTTCTTCGCGATCTCGTTCCGGCTCGTGTACACAAGCGAGCCGAGATTGAACCACACCGAAATGTGCGTGTCGGGTATCCCGTAGCTCGTAAGCGTCGCCAGCGAGTGAGCGAACTGCGCCGGCACCTGGTCCATGCACGGGACCGCTATCAGAATCTTTCTCATTTTTTGACCTCCTTTTCGATCACCAGCCACACCGCGGACAGGGCCTTCGAGTGCAGCTTCCCTCTAACGTATTGCTCGTTGTACATGTGTAAGTCCTCCGTGATCGCGTCCCAGCTCATCAGGAGCACGTACCGGTCATGTAACAGCTTCAGGTATATCGGATCCTCGACCTTCAATATCGTCCTGTCGATCTCGTCCCGGATCTCGATCGATTCCGTCAGCCACATCATCCGCTCCCGTTTCAGGTCCGCGAGCCGGGTCGCAATCCTGCCTGTCTGGTCGTCGATCCCGGTACCGTGCGGCTGCCCGTCCGAGCTAATGGAACCGCCGCCGATCTCGGCCACCAGACGGTCGATGTCTCTTTCGATCGCCTTTATCTTGCTGATAAGAAGCCTGTACTGGATCAGGTACTGTTTAGCACTCGTCATAGTAATCATCCCCGAATATCTCGATAACTCTCAGCGACCCGCAATACGGGCAGGTCGGCTCCCCTTCGTGGTCGATGTCCCAGCCTGTCGCCCATCTCGGACCCGGGACCTCGTAGGGTACGGCCTCTTCCGGAGCGAACTCCCGGCCGCAGGTCTTACAGTATATCACCATAGTCCTCGACCTCTTCCTGCAGTATCCGGATCTCGCGCTCGTGCCTGAGCAGCTGCAGGGTGTGGACCACGAGCAGGACCAGGTTCAGGACAAGGGCGATGGACATTAACTTCAAAACCATATCACACCTCCCCCCACGAGCAGTATCCGTCTCCGCCTACTACAGGCATGCCCCACTCGTTGCACCAGTACCCGTTCTCGCTCTCTTTCTCGGCATATTTGCAGTTCTTGCACCGGACCTTGACCAGCTCGCCCATGTACAGCCGCGCAGCCTCGTCCCGGTCGATAAAGTTACACTCCCAGGCCACGCACTGTCCGTCGTGCCAGATGCAGGTGTTGCAGTCTCTCATTTACTCCTCCTTTTCTCTCTCCGCCGGTAGTCCTCCACCAGCTTCTTGTATTCGTGTTCCAACGTCAGAATATCGTCCTCCGTGATCTCCGGAACTCTCGGGTGCCGGTACGCGTACCAGGACACGAGCCAGACCAGAAACCGTAAGAGAAACAGAACGCAGAATGTCAGTATCACCAGCCTGACCGCTTCCATAACTACCTCCTCAGCTGTTTGCGATCTGCAACTAACTCGTCGCCCGCTCGAGATCGTTCAGCCTCGCCTCGAGGACCGCCTTCTGACCGCGCAGCTCCACCTTCTCGGCAACACCCGCGTCTTTCATCTTCTCGTCAATGGCCGAGATCTGTTCCTGGTATGACTTAATGGCCTCCCTGTACCGGACCTTGTTCTGTTCCCGCTTCCGGTCCTCGTCCTGTTTCCGTTTCCGGGCCGAGTCAGGCTCGCTGAGATACTGTTCGAACTTCGGGCCGAAGAGAGTGCTCGGTCTCAGGTACTGCTCCACCTTAGGATCTCCGAGCCACGACCCGACCTTCTTGTCGATCACGGTCTTCATCTGCTCCTCGGTGTAGCCCTTCTGTGACAGGCCCGTTATAAGCCTGACGCTGTTCACGTCATCGGTCTTGTACGATGTCCCGGCCTGTTCATTCAAATAGGTCAGTACATTTTTAAAGAGGAGCCAGACGTCGACCTCTGTCGACGCATTACCTTTCTCATTTGCAGAAACATTTGCATTGGCATTATCATTTACATTAGGTTCAGTCGTGGTTATGTCTTGGTTATCGTTTGGTTTCGGTTTGGTTTCGGTTTGGTTTTCAAAACCTCCAATACTTTCATTTGCAGGTCTTCCGCCCTTCTTGCCGTTCTCATATTTTCTGTTATTCGCGTCGATCTGTGGCCTGACCAGTAGAAACATACCGGCAGCAGCTCCGACAAGTTCTGGCTCTATACCATCAAGTGCATAGGCCACCAAACTGTCAAAGAATTGGAGCCTCTCCTCGTCCGGGAGATATTTCGCCGCATCTGCAAAACTTCGATAAAAGACAAGACTGCCTCTCATTTCTATACACGCCTTTCCCAATTTCTTACAGCAGTTCTAACCGCGACATAATCCCAGTCGCCATCGGGGTCAAAATCACGCCAGATATTCTTTTCTGTAAACATCCTTGTGCGTGCTCCGCAATCGTTGCATTTCACGTAAAAGAACGACAAATCGTTTTTACCGTGTGATACATAGATGCTTGGCTCGCCTCCACAAAATGGACAGTTTTTCATTTAATCCTCCTCCGTTAATATCTCTAAGATTCTCCGGCCGGTGTCCGTCTTCCGGCAGAACTCGACTCGGAGATCGTACTTATTCGTCCAACTTGACAGGATTCTGTACACTTGTTCCCCGCGGATGGACGTATACGGGTCCGACCAGAGCATAAGGTCGGATATGTCCCGCAGCATAACGAGTTTTCCCCGGTCGTAGTATCGGTCCTGTTCTACCAGTACCACCATGCTCACTCCGAGGTTCCGTGCGGTCTCCAGCTCGGCCTTGAAGCGGACGTGATCCGAGGTGCAGTTCTTGCAGAGCTCGGCCACGTCCTGCTTCCGGTCGATTATGATGAGGGGATGGCTAAATATCATGTAGTCGCCGACGATAAGCTTTGACCGCATATACTCGATACCGTTCTCGTCAAGGTATTCAACTATGCGCCGGATCGCTTGCGGTTTCTCTCGGGTGTCGATTATAAGCATTATTATTCCCTTTCCAGAAATCTACGCTTCTGAAAGTCTGCTGATAAAAAGACCTTGTTTGCACCACGCCGGTGCTTATTAATTACTTCGTCAATAAACTTAAGTTGGTCCGGAACCTTGTTACAGGTCGGGATGATTGTTTCGTACTTGTTCATCAGATCAATAACTTCTGCTGCGTTCACATCTTGGTGCTGGTAAATATAACTTACGCAAGCATAAAATGTCCTTTTTGTCATATTGTTGCGCTTAGCAAAGTCGCAGTATCCAAGCTTAATCGCAGACTTCAATCTGATGGCAGCAAGCTCATATTCTTCGGCGCTCAGTTTATAGGTCCCCTTGGGTATTTTATTATGGGCCAATCCGCCACTTGTTCCGACTTCAAAAGGGTTAGCGATGGCGCATATTCCAGGAAACCCTCCGAGTGGTTTCTTAAACTCGTGATATAGAGACATAAGGCGCTGATAATTTTCATTTCCTTCGTTAGCAAACGATTCAGCGAAATCTTCGTGGCTCCAGTTTGTACGCCCAATATTTAGCATCCGGCACTCTTCGATTCCTAGTCCTTCTTGGACAACGAATCGAACCGGAAGGCCGAGCGCTCTGAAGGCGAGAAATCGATTTTGGCCATCTATGATTTCGTATTTTTCATTGACCAGAATCGGGTCGAGAATTACGCCCACCTTTCGTATGCTATCGATAATTGTGGCTTCACTTTTAGCATCTCGATTTTGCAACAGATTCTTAAACAGCGAATAGTCGTCTGTTTCGTAAATCTTAATAGTGCTTTCTTTAATCATGGCCCACCTCTCTAAAACGGGACGTCTTCTTCGGTGTTCTCAAATCCGGCCGGTACCGGTTCGTCTTTGGTCTTCTTGCTGGTAAAGTCGAAGCCGGTCACGTTCACGCCCCAAGCTGTTCTCTTATTGCCGTCCTTGTCGGTGTACTTCCGGCTCTCCATATGGCCGATGACGAGGAGCTCCGAGCCCTTCTTGAGATATTTCTCAATTACTGCAGCCCTCTTGCCGAAGACCGTGCAGTCGAACCAGTCCGTCTCGTCGCCGGTGTCGCGGCCTACTCCGAGCGAGAACTTGGCCAGCTGACCGGTCTCGCCCTTCGCGTTCTTGTACTCCTTCAGCTCCGGGTCGTGGCCCAGATAGCCGTGCAGGATGATGAAATTAGTCATTTTTACCTCCTAGCAATACTCATTGAGTGTCTTTGCGACCTTCCACGCCTCGTCCCCGTCCCGGTACCTGTTCCATTCCTCGACGTTGCCTGGTTCCCAGTCGCGCTTGTAGTTCAGTTTTCTCCGGACCACGTACTCGGACCCGTCCCAGAACGCGACCCAGAGCCCGTAGCGTACATTACGTCTCATTGTCATATATCTCCGGCCCTGTCAGCATCTTTGTCTCTCTGCAATAGGCACAGGACTCGCACCTGTTCGGCTCCAGTTCGCCGGTCTTCACTAAATCAAATCGGTCTATCTTGCTCTCGACTATCTTCAGTGCCGTATCCAGTACCGGCTGCGGGATCTGCAGGAGCTTGATGTCCGGCGGATCCTGTTTTGTCACCGCTGCCAGATAGAACGGGAGCGGTCTCGGTCTTCCGGACGAGATCTGCTCGACCTTCTGGTAGATCGCGCCCTGGATGTCATAGCCCCAGTACTCGACCCAGCTCCGCATCCCGAACCCGTCCTCGTATATCGGCTTGAAGTCCTTGACCACTTTCAGGTCCACGATCTTCGTCCCGTCAAAGAAGTCCATCTTGATCTTCCACGGGACCCCGAACAGCTCCGCAGTCCGGATCGCCTGACGTTCGCCTCTCATATAGGACCGCATCACATGGTCGGACTCGAGCCGGGCTATGTACGTGTCCGCGTCCCGGTACTCGGCCTTCAGGTTCCCGGTCCTGCTGTTGAACACTTCCGGATGGTCGATATAGAAATCCTCGAGCTCGTCCGCGAAGTAGGCGTCGACATAGGACCCTACCAGTAACGCGGTCGTGTCCTTCCTCTGGTACAGGCCCCGCACCTCGGCGAGACCCGCTGCCTCACACTTCGAGAACGCTTTGAACTGGGACACGGACCAGTACTCGCGGTTGGCCGGTACGCTGAAGTAGTTACTGTTGTTCAGCTTCACTCTCGGCCTCCTTGGAGAAGTACATAATGAAGTGCTGGCGTACATACTTTGCCATATCGGAAAAACCGAGCTCCTCACATTCGTCGAGCATCTTATAGTACAGTCTTAACGGAGCATCAAACGTGATCCCAATCGTAGTATCGTTAAGCTGTTTCGCCGTCATCTTGATGCGGTTCTTCTTTACCTTTTCAGCAGGAACGAACCCGTTTGTTTTGAACTCTTCCCCGAAGTATTCCGCGATAAGAGCGGCGTCTTTGTCCGTCATTTCCCGCTGCCCTCTCAAGTAGTATCCGAGCTGGCTCTCATTTGCGCCAAAGATCTCGGCGCAGAGTTTAATGGTGTAATCGTTTTCGTCCTTAAAGTTTCGGACCATCTCCAGCAGCAGTTCTTTAGTCATCTCTTTCTCCTTCCTTTGCACTTTGGGCCTCCTTTGCACTTTGGGCCTCCTTGTACTTCGTGGCGCAGTCCCAGCACAGAGCTTTTCCGTACTTGGTCCGCGTCATCGTCACGATCTTGTTCACGGAGTAGTTACCGTGCGCCGTGATCAGGTCTCCGCACTCCTCGCAGAACTCCTCTATAACTTTTGGGGCATATTCCCGGACCCGTACCGCGAGCCCGTCGTCCGCCTTCGGTTCCCTGCCCTCGTACAGGGCGATCCTTTTGCCTTCCCAGTCCTCATATGTCGGAGTACCGAGAGCCTTTGCTATGCTCTTCCGGTTAACGACGTTTAGGATCAGCGGCTTGTAGTCCTCCTTGAAGATCATGACGGTCTTCTTCTCGGTCCCGCGCTGGGACTTGACGTCCTGCTTCTCCATGTGGTCGATGGTCAGCATGAGATCCTGACCTTCCGGGATATCCCAGTGACCGAAGTACGGCTTGTCGAGGTCCCGCCTGTAATCACCTGTCAGTCTCTCGCCCATCTCTCTCCTCCTTCACGCTCCGGAACAGGATCCCGCCCACGACGATCATCACGACCGGGATCAGCAGGTTCGGGCTGTCAGCGGCTCCGATCCCGAGCATCACCAGCAGCGCACCAATAGTCTCAATAATACGGTTCTTCATCTTTGTCCTCCTTGTATCCCTTGAATCTGATCCGGATCTCGCACTCTGTCTTTGCAAAGGACAGGACCGAGATCAGATCCTGCACGTATGCGTCATCCAGTTCGATGTACGCATTTCCTCCGGCTTTATCCGAAATAGTCACTCCTAATGGCGGTCTCATTTTCCGTTCCTTTCCATCCACTCGTAGAACTTGTCACAGCAGCGGCTGTCCGTCATCGAGATGCCGTATTCCGCGTACTGGCACGGGAACCGCTTCTGGGACTTGTTGCTCCGGAGCGGTCTGTCCAGATAAGGACATTCGATACAGTAATGGACTTCTCCCTTGAGCTCGTACTCTTCGGCCTTGTTCTCGGCGATGTAGCGATCCACATTGAACCACGCATGGCACATCAGCGGGATCAGGGTGTCGATCTTCATCTCGGCACTCGGGTGCTCGATCAGGACCTCGTTGACCGCCTTCTCGAACTCTTCCGGGGTGTCGGCCTTGATACATCGGTAACCTTTACTTCTCTTGTACTGCATAAAAAACACCTACCTTCTTCGTCTTCTTTAACGTCTCAAGGTAGGCTTATTATGCGACTATTCTGTCCCCTATTCGGTCCGTTTTTTGGGACCGATCTGACTTAAAAAATTATGATTTTAGGAAGAGTTAAGTCTCTAAATATAAAGGGCGATCGGTTCGCCCACACCTACCTTGATTAAATAATACAGTATCGGTTTACCATTTGCAAGCATTTTTTATTTCGTTCCGGAGAAAAATGTGGTACGATTTTAGCAAGGAGGTGAAGAAAATGGAACTGAAGTTTGCACACTATGGCAAATACCGCGATGTAAACGCCAATATTGACGAAATAGATCTTTTCGGGCAGATACTCTCAACCCTTCACGAGTCCGGCCGTGATGTGTCCGAGATCCAGCTGGTCCGGAAGTCAGACAAATATATCACTGCCCTACTTTATGAGACGGACATTTGCCGTTTCAAGTTCAATGACCGGGCTAAATGGATAGAGCTGCCTTATTCAAAAAGCGGACGCAAGAAAATATATATAGAAAAGGTTCAAGACGTGCAGCAGTACGCTGAAGAGCTCGGTAGGCATTTCGATTTAGCGGTACGTTTTCGTTCGGAGGTATAAAAGAATATCGACCCACCACTAAAAAATCGCTCTACGGTCAAATTTTGGGCATATAAAAAGACCCGCAGAGGACAAATCCCCCGCGGGTCCCCAGAAAGGAGGTAAAAAAGATGGTGCTGAAGCCATGCTGACTTCCTTTATTTGCCGGTGTACCTGATCGCGACCTTGAGGCCGTCATAGACCAGGACGCCGTACTTGATGGCCGGCGACCGGGAGCTGGTGATGTCACAGACCTTCCCATCGCCGACATACACCGCTGTGTGATAATAGTTTGACCCATTGAAGAAGGACACAATGTCACCCGGCATCAATTTGGATGTCGGAATGACCTTGCCACCGTTTCTGATGACTTTGATGTCCTTGATGCCGATGCGATCCTGTGCAATCTTCAAAGCCTCTGCATCCGTAGACGCTTTCAGGATGGCCTCCCACTTCGGGTCGCTGATTACAGAACAACTACAGTTCGACTTCAGGCCTCCGCCGTGGCGCCAGCACGCGAACGCCCAACCGATACAGTTGAACCCGCAATATTTGCCTGTCAACGAATGACAGATAGGACACTGCTTGGTCTTCTCGTCAGACGATTCCCAAGACTTGTATTTGTATTTTCCGCTGGCTGCAGTGGACTTCGCCCACTCGCATATTTTTTCCTGCGGTGTCTTGGCAGGAGTTGGCGCCGGCGTGACCTCTTTCACAAAGGTCGTGTAATCCAAAGCGATCCACCTTGGAGACGACGCTGTGCTGGATTTCAGTTTTCCCCACCAATAGTCGCCGCCCTTCTTGACCTGCGTAATGGTATAAACGCCGGGCTTGATGAAAACAGATCCGTCGACCTTTTCTCTGGCATAACTGATCCCCGGTCCTCTCTTGATATACAAATCGTCGATTTCGACCCGGACCGTGAATGGGACCTTATAATCGGTCCATTTTTTCTCCGGCTCGGCACCCAGCCTCTTGTTCGTCTCATCCTGAATGTACTTGAACTTGGAGGCCAAAAAGGGACCCGGGCATGCCGTCTCCATAAACATTTTATGCTGGAGCAGATTCCCGGTCTTGTCCCCGGTAAAATTGAGCCTCTTGATCCCGTTCCTTTGACAGATATCGACGCAAAGCTCAATGCATGCAGCTATCGCCTTATCGGATACGTGCCAGGATCCTGAAGCACCTTTGTCGTTCGCAACCTCGATCGTGACCGCCTTGGAGTCGGCTGCCGCATCCGCAACCGACCAGGCTCTGTATTTTTCATCGATGAGCTGCCCAATCTCGCCCTTTGAACTGATCGCATAATGGGCCGATCCGTTCGCATTTTTCCATACGTTATAGCATCCCTTCGCGTCAAGATTCCCGGCCATGTGGTGAATGATGATCGTGCTGATCTTCGCACCGTTCCGGGAGGAATAGTTTTTCGTCCAATAATGGACCGTCGCCAGCTTGGAATTACTCATCGCCTCTCACTCCTCCCTCTGGATTGACCGAAACACAGTCGTCCAGATCTTCTCCGGGACCTCTCGCATAAAGCTCATCCTCCGAAATCGGAAGCTTCAAATGCTGGTAAAAGGCCTGGTGTAACCCTACCGACGCAAGGCCGGAAACCATGCCCTTAACGATCCCTTCATAATCCAGGCCAAATAAAATGACCCCGGATACCGCACCCAGGATCAAAAGAATGGTCGGGATCCATTTGTCGTCCGAAGGCAGCCAGTGCTTCATTACGTAACCGATGCAGAGCGACGCTATAGTGATCATCGGAATGATCATGGCGTCGACCAGTGTGATGTCCATTTTAATTCCCTCCTAAAATCTCTGCGTGGATCTTCTCGACGATTTTCTTCAGCTCGTCAAATCGAGTCCACTGCACCTTATTGTCCGCCTCCAGCAGTGCGACACGTTCCACGACCTGGTTGTGCTTGTCGACCTTTTTCTCCAGCTCCTCGATCCGGTACATCGTCAGCTTGTTCGCTGTCATAATTCCGGCGATGGATCCGAACAGCGTCCCGCACAGGGCGAGGATCGCGACAATGATTTCACTTGACATTTTTGACGATCACCTCCTACGCTACAGTTCCTGTATACGCATACAGAATAGTTATATATGCCGTAAACGATGCTATTGCCGAACTTGTGACGTTTGTGACATACATCATTGAGCTGGAACCCGTAACGCCCGCGTTTACGCCTCGCGGGACGGCCCCGCTGTTCGATGTAGAAAAATAAACGATGCCTACCGGTTTGTAATTGGACGGTGTCGAAACACCGAAATTCGTTCCGGTCAAGGCCACAGACGCGCCGGCAGCGAGCGATGTCGTCCGTTCGTACGAATACGCCTTTGTCTGTAGCATATTCGGCAATCTCGCTACACCAAGCGTTCCGGACGTTATTTTCCCGGCTCCAATATTCGGGATATCTGCCGCAACAAGCGCCCGGAATGTAGGCGCCCCGGCGCTGCCGTTCGGTGCGGCCAATACGGTGTTTGCAGCATCTGTCGACAGATTGATCCCGGCGACTTTGATATCGGTTTCGCCAGATGTAACCAAAACGAGCCATTGCGAATTTATTACATCATAAAGACCAATAGACCCGGCGGCGTTTGCTACTATTCGAATTTTTGTAGTGCCACCTTGCTGACACCCAATATACGTATTGGTTGCGTCGGCCGTGGCGTGATTGGCGTAAATATTCCCGTCGACGTAGCTCGTCCCGTTGGCACGGAATGCATTCAACGTTAATGCTTGTCCGCTGACAGCCGGCGTCATAACGCCCATGTAAAGAGCTGACCCGTCAGCTTTTCCGAGAAAATCAAGCGGATATAATGCCGTCGGAACGGTCTTTGTCGATGAAACGCTCCCGTAACTGTCCGATAATGTGATCGTGACAGTATGCGAAACGTCGGCAGAATATGCGCTGCCGTAAGTTGCGGAAAATGTTCCGCTTGTACTCATTCCGGACGTGCTGGCGGCCCTGGCGGTCGTCGTCGTTCCGCCCGTCGTGACGGTTATCCCGCACTTCGGGACAATGTACGTCCCGTCGCCTTGTTTGCCGCCGGTGTAATTGAATTCGACGTGAATATACGTCCCTTGATCGTCAGCGTTTCCGCCCGAATCGCATTTATAGACGTTTACGCTTGATATTTTCGGGTTAGTATATGCAAGTGTCCATTGTGCATACAGGGTCACCGAAGCGTTCGCTGAATAAGTACCGCTTTTCGCGTAGGCTGTTCCCGTACCGCCCGACTTCGTGTTCCATCCGGTCAATTCGTAATTCGTCCGCGAGAAACCCGAACCCGACGAAAGCGTGACGCTTGAGCCGTAATTCTTCGTCTGGTTTGAGATCGAGCCTGTGCCGCCGTTCGAGTTGTACTTGATGGTGTACTGGATGATCTCCCAGACCGCATACAGGTTCAGGGCTGCGTTTGAGCTGTAAGTCGCACCCGGATTATAAGCGACAGTAGTCGAGCCGGAAGACGTGGCCCAGCCCTTGAACGTGTAGCCGGTCCGTGTCGGTTTCGTGCTCGACAAGGTCAGGTTCTCGCCGTACCACTTCGTCTGTGCTGAAGGTGCTCCTGATCCGCCGTTCGCATAATACTTGACCGCATAACTCGCCCTTGCCGGGACGGTAAGCGTGACGGATCCACGCGACTGTTCGAGGTTGCCGGACTTGGCAATGGCCGAGGCTATCTCGATGCTCTGCGCGGAGTGTGATTTCGTCCACGACCAGGTGAAGGCCGTGTACACGACGTTCATTCCGTTGATCTCGGTCGTGTAGAAGTTGTGTGTAGTTTGTTTTAGTGTTTGATTCGTACCGCTGACACCGACGAGGATCCCGTTGACGCCGACCGGGCCGTTATTGTTTCCGACCTGGATACCGGCTGTGATCTGTACGGAATAGGTCGTCGATGTGTTCGCAGTTACCTCATAGGTAAGAAACGACCGGAACTCGAACAGGTTCCCCTGCCAGACGTTATACGGACCGTATACGTAAGTAGCTGCCATCTTTCCTCCTAGTTAGTAGGTGAATATCTCAAGGATACCCGCGTCGAGCTCCGGACCTGCCACACAAGCGGGCCGATGCGGAGTACGTCATTGAGTGTCGCCTGGTTGATGTAGAGCTGCTGGTCGGTGATGTACGCGACCTTGTCTTCGTCCTGATAGAAACCGAGCTCGGCCCCTACTCCGGTGCTTTCAAGAGTAATATGAAAGCCGTCCACCTGTCCGATCGTGACGTCGGAACCGAACTTTGCAAGCTCGATCTGACCGTCCCGCACTGTAACTCCATTCGAGTCTATAAGGACGTTCTGCTCGGATTGTTTTCCGATTACGACCTCGGATCCGAACTGGGCCAGCTCATCGAGGCCATCCCGGACCGCTATGCCGTTCGATCTTGCCAACAGGTTCGGGCCGCCGCTCGTCGGATCTGCGACAAATTCGTCCTGAGGCTTCTCCGTGATATGCGAGCCGGTATCGTCCCCGCTCTCCTCATGCCAGAAGAACTGGTTAGTATTGCCGGCGATTCTCTTGAAGCCCTTCACGGAGTCGTTCAGCTTCTCGATCTGTGTCTCGGTCTGTGCATTGATCGCTTCCCCGAGAGTCGTCGGGATGCTTCCGAGCGTGATCGAGTCGTATCTGTCTGCCAGTACGTTGAACTCCACTGTCACGACCTTCGCCGAGACCGAAATGAAGCCATAGTCCGGATATGTGACCCTTACGGTATCACAGAGCTGAAGCGTCTGGAGCTGGGCGAACTGTTCGTACTCCTGAGTCTGCCACAGCTCGACGAACTCGATCTTGATGTTCTGTGTTGGAATGTGGACCGAGTTGTTGTTCAGGTAGCTCGTCGCAGCCGTAATAAGGTCATTCTCTGATGGCTCGTTTTCAAATTCGCCGGATAAGTCGAGCGGGACAATGACGGTCCTGTGGTTATAAAGTGTTTCATTCAGCAGCACAGGATCGCTCGGAGTCACGACGACTTCTTTGCCTTTAGAGTTCTCCCCTACCCAGTAAGGCGCTACCCCGTTGATGACATCCGAGTAGTCCGTGTCGTTATCGTAGTCTGTAAGGTTTTTCCCGTAACGAACCTCAAGGCCGGATGCGGTCCCTCTCGATGCGTACAGATTGACCTCAAACTGGTCAAACTGGTACTCACCCGAGCCATATACGTCCAGGATAGAGTTTTCTTCGCCTCCGAGCAGAGATCTGGCTGCACTCGGGACCGTGACATTGTAGTCCTTGGTCACGGCCTTGTCCGTCCAGAACGTGAACGGGTTGTCGTTCATCGAGTTTTCGCCGATCATCGTCAGGGCCGCAGCGCATGTCGGTGCTGAAAACGGTCCTACAGCAATCTCATTCAGCCTGTAGCTGATATGGTGAGCGTTGAACGTGACGATCCCGTCGATGGTCTTGCTGGACTTGTAGATGTCGAACGGCTGCAGATCTCCGTTATTGTCGTGAGTCACGACTATGATCCGGCCTTCCTGAATATCATCGAAATGGATGCCAGTGATCGGATACTTAAACTCGCACTCGTAGATCCCATTCCGTTCTTCTGTTACTACGCAGCTGATACAGTCAGAGAGCCTTCCGATTCCGTTCGTGGTGAAGGTTGTCGCGTTGTATTCAAACAGTACAGGGATCATATCTTCCACCACCTCGGAGTGATTGATACAGCCGTAATATTACCGCTATAAGTAACCGTGTTGGACCCAGGGACGATTCTCGGGAAGGTGCCGTCCTGATACGTGACCAGAGCGTTCCTGTTCACGACATAGCCGAGACTGTCGATCTCATATGCCTCCATCAGCTCGCAGTCGATATATACAGGGTTGCTCGCTCCTGCGTCGATTACGAGCGAATAATCGCCGACGTACAGGGTCCCATCTCCGGTCACTTCGATCAGAGGCTCGGACGGGAAGCTCGTCGGGTTCGTTATCGTTCCCCCACTCGCCACGGATACGGCCGTCTCCCCGCTCTTCAGCCATCTCTGCGGCTTACAATCAAACACGATGTCGAACTCGCCCGCGTTGCTGTACTGTGCCGGAGAGACCTCGAAGGACTCGATGTAGACCCCGAGCCTGTACTCGTTCGGGTTATAGTCGTCGACCAGACGCTGGTAGCCGGTCAGTGCCTTCATTGCGTTCCGGAAGTTGCTCACATTGGTCGCAAACGTTGCCTGATCCGCGGCCCAGCAGAAAGCCGGATACGTGACCTCGATGTTCTCAAAGCGGCCGTTGTCGATGGCTATCGTCCCGTTACGGCCCGGGACCGTGACCATGTTCACATCTCGGGCCGGGGAATTATAGACGGCCTCGCCGGATATGTACACTCCGTACGTATTCGAGGCGATACCGCCGAAGGTTAATGTTTCGTTCATCCTTTACCACGCTTTCGCTTGTTGTTTTTGGAGGTTGACGAGTCTGCGCTCTACTGCGGCCGCCAGCTCGTTGATGTTCTGACCCGCAGCACCGTAAACGTTAATTGTGATACCGCCGCCCGAAGACCCGGCCGCGTCCGCGATCCGGTCCATCTTGCTCCATAAGGTATCCAGCGGAACGACAGCCTCAGAGCCGGCCTCACCTACACCGATGACGCTCGGCGAACTGAAGATACCGCCCTGCTTATACCAGTCAACACCCAGGTGCGGGACCGAAGGCGGGTTAAGGCTGAACCTGCCGCTGATATAGAAATGCGGCAATTTGATATGTGGAAGCGATATCTGCCCGGACAGGACCTGCCTGATCTTATTAATGGCTGCCTGTACGAGTCCCACTGCGGTCTCGATCGGGCTCGTGATAAACCCTTTCACGGCGTTGAACGAAGACTGCACGATGCTCTTGATGGTCCCGAGTACGCTCGAGATCTTGTTCTTCATAGAGTCGAACAGGTTCGAGACCGTGTTCTTGGCCGCCGTAAATGCGTTAGTGATCGCGCTCTTGATCGTGTTCACGACGCTCGTGACGGTATTCTTGATCGAGTTCCAGGTGCCGACGATCTTGTTCTTCATGTTCGTGAAGATCGCCTTGACCTTATTCCAGAGCTCGACCAGTTTAGCCTTGATCTTGTCCCAGTTCTTATAAAGTAGTACTCCGGCCGCGATGATGGCACCGATCACGAGTGTGACTGGGCTAGACAGCACCGTCATAATGATCGGCTGGAGAACGCCGAGGGCCTTCGTCAGGGCTCCGATACCGGTCGCGATCTTACCGAGGCCGATAAGCAGAGGGGCCGCAGCTGCGACAATCCCACCGATGGTTCCGATAATGGCAAGCACTCTCGGGTCAAGGTTCGTGATCCAGTTGGCCAGTCTGCCAACCAGATCCACGACCTTTTCGAGGACCGGAGCGAGATACGCGGCGAGCTGGGTGCCGATCTGCTGGAAGGCCGTTGCACCCATTGCCTTGATCATGTCGAGGCTGTCGTTGAACTCGTTGGCCCGGTCGAGCATATCCTGGTCGATGAAGTCGAGTCCGTATTTCTTGAAGATCGCGGCCGTCTTCTGGTAGGTCTTGCCGCCGTCCTCAATAAGAGGGTTCAGTTCGGAGGCCGATTTGCCCATCAGTTCCATAGCCAGGGCGTCTCTCTCAGTCTCGTTCTCGACCTGTCCGAGGGCCACGATGACCTCGTTGAAGACCTCGTCCGAGTCACGGAGCTCACCGTTTGCGTCCACTACCGAGATCCCGAGCTTGGCGAACGCCTCGGCCTGTTTTCCGGTCTCGTCCTCGGATCCGGACATGGCTTTCGTCAGTTTCCGGTGCGAGGCCGCGATCGTTTCCACGTCCACGTCCACGAGCTCGGCACTGGCAGCGTACTTCTGCAGCTCCTGAGTCGAGATCCCGTAGACCTTCGACATAGTATTAAGATCGTCCGCGAACTGGCCCGACTTATAAGCCAGCATACCGATGGAAGCGGCTGCAGCTGCTCCCGCGGCACTGAAGGCCTTCATCTTCTGTCCGGCCTCTTCGAGGGACTTGCCCATAGCCTGGATCTTTTCGCCGGCCGCATGCAGATTCACGTTACCGATAGACGTCAGTTCAGCCTTGAAGTGCTTCAGCTTCGATTCGGTTTCGATGATCTCGCGCTGGAGCTTCCGGTACTCTTCCGAGTTCTTGTCAATGCCCGAGGCGTCCATCTGCTTCTGGGCGGCCTTAAGAGCCTTTAGCTTTTCAGTCGTCTGGTTGATTTTCTGCTCCAGGAGCTGTTGCTTTTGTCTCCAAAGGTCGACGTTCGTAGGATTGAACTTGAGGGCTTTGTCGATCGAAGCCAGTTCCTTCGTCGTTTTCGCTATTTCCTTGTCGACGTTACGGATCGCCTTCTGCAGGTTCGTCGTATCGCCGTTGAAGGTTATTGTTATGCCTTTAATGGTTCCCGACATTGTTGTCCTCTATCCAAAGAATGAGTCTATATCGCCCTGAGTAGCCTTACGCTTGCTCGGACGCTGTTTCTTTTTGGCCTCCGGATTGGCGGCCTCCTGTCGTTTGTTGTAGTCAATGCAGTAGTCCACGACCTGCCCCAGCTGCATCTTCCGGATATCAGCGATCGTCATGCCTCGCTCTGTTCCTGCGAGGATGATGTCGTTGAGAGTGATGGCTGAAGACTCCTTGCTAGACTCTCCAGCCTCTTCACGTTTTTTGAGCTCATTACGCCCTCAATGATGAGCCGAAAGACGACCGGGGTGATCTCGTCTAGCGGGAAGTTGCTGAACTGGCGTATCCACTGACGCGGCTCCGGAATGGACTCGTCGGCGGTCTTCGCCATGGCCCAGATGATGTTGATAAGCTCAACGAACTCAAGCCCGCTCATATGGATGACTGCATCCAGCATCTTGTCGCTGTTAACGGCCATGATCAGGTCGTCGAACCCGACCTCTTTCGTTTTGCCGACAGTCTCGACCACGCCCCCGAGGATGTCGAGGATCCCGGCGAGCATCGGCATGAGGGTCGGGATAATGTCGTGATTGAATTGATCACGGTATTCCATAGTCCACCCGACGTTATTCGACAGCCGGACGGACTTCTTGTCGATCTTGATTGTCTTTTCCATCTTTTCCTCCTAAAAGAACAGGCGGGACCGAAGCCCCGCCCTAGTCTGTGACCATTATGTGGTCGTCGGTGCTGGCGGATTCGTGAACAGGGTCGAGTAACCGGTCGACGTCTGGCTATAGCTGACCATCGAAATGCCGGTCTTGTTATCGCCCGCTACAGTAACGGCGATGGTCTCGGTGATAGGCTCTTTCTGTTCCGTAATCGTGTTGTAGGACCTGTTGATCCCGCCGAGCGAGCAGTTATACATGATCACGCGGCGGTTTTCCTGGTCGCCACACAGTTCAAACGCGATGTAGACCTGAGGCTTGACAGCGTTCTTCACGACAGCGAGCCCGCCATCGGAAGCCTTCTGGATGTAGCCGAGGTACTGCTTCTTGAAGGTATCGTCGAACTTCGCAACTTCAAGGTCGCCCTCGAAGGATCCGCCGGTATAGCCCGACCAGTAGATCACGTTGTCAGCATAGAAGTCAGTCTTCTCGGACTGTTCCTCAGGGCTGAACGAAACGGCTCCGGCCTGATGGTACGGAGTGCCCATCGTGACGGTCCCGGTCGTGCCTACGGTGTAGGTGCCGACGTAAAGGTTCGAGATACCAAATTCGACTTTGTTAGCCATATTTTGATCTCCTTAATTTGTGTAGTAGTAGATCACGAATACGTTCTCGTCTTCGATAAACGTGTCCGAGCTCTTGGTGAACTGAAAGCCGTCATCAAGAAGTACTTTCTCAATGGCGGCCTCTTTTGCTTCGTCCTTTTGTGTGAAGTAATACTCGACCTGGTACGTGTTCTGCGACCAGTAATGCGTATCGTCGGCCCGGAGCACGTCCTGTCCGTTGCCCAGATAGACAATGAACGGCGGCTCCTGTTTCGTCCGGAAGTGCGAATATGCACACGGAAGGCCGGTCTTTTGTAACGTGCTGTAGATGCTCAACTTAAAGCCTCCTCTATCCTTCGTACTAGCTCAGCATTCGCCCATTCCTCGACGGGCTTGATGTGGCTTCTGGCGGCCACTCGCCCACCGTTGACCTTGGCGTGTCCGTTCTCCAGTAAGTGAGTCAGCCCCGGCTTGGCCTTGTTGTAGACCGTTACGGTGGCGATAAGGCCGCGTTTTTCGACCTTGTTCGCCCACCCTTTGGCATAGTCGCCCTCGTCTACCGGGGACGTGCCCTTCAGCTTCTGCACGGCCTCTTTTGCGACAGACTTCATTGCTGTGTCGACCTTCTGTTGAACCTCTTCGTTGTAGGCCTCAAGGATCGCCTTCAGCTCAAAGCCGAGATCATTTGCCATTTCCGACCTTCTCCTCACATACCAGCCGGAGGGAGTCCCCCATCCCGGTCCAGTCCGCCCTTATAACGGAGTAGTCCTGACCGCGCCACCGGATCAGCTTCTCGCCCTGGTAGTCCTCGCGGTTCGTGAGCTCGAACGTGATCGAAGGATGGAGCCCGGCAGAGGCTGCAGCGTAGAACTCGGAGCGATATACACTACGTGGTAATACGTATACAGTGCGCTCTGCCGGCGTGATGATCTCGTTGCCGGCCGCGTCATAGGACACGGTCCCGTCCCCTTTCAGGGTCGCGATATCTTCGTACATTACGCATCACCCCAGTTCGTGTAGCCGGTCGCGGTCGAGAGCTGGGCCTTCTGCTCGTCATAGGACCGTTTGAGCTTGTCGTAGTCGTCCGGAATACCGAAGTTCGTCTTGCAGTACGTAATGATCGCTCTGGTCGCAATAGAGTCCAGGGATGTCGGAAGAATAACTCCGGCAATGCCCAGGTCCAGCTTCGCGGCCTCGATCAGTTCGTACAGCTCGTTGTCGTACGCATCCGTGACTATTCGCAGTGCAGTTTTTACTTTCTCGAGCATTGGTATACCTCACACAATAGGAGCGAGGTTGTTGGCCCCGCTCCATAAAATTTGGTTGCTTATTTTACGATCTTGACGAACGCGTTTGGAGCAACGACTCCGAGAGCAACGTACTCACGGCCGAGGACCTCGATCAGGTCTTCTTTCTTCTTGGACAGCTCGTCGAACTTGAAGTCGATTCCTTCGCCGTTCGGGAAGTTAGCCAGAGCACCGTGGCCAAGGTCGCCGACGATAGCATAGGTCACGCCTGTAGTCGCGGCGCCGTAAGCGGTGATCGTGTTGTTGAACACAACAGGGAGTCCTTCGAACGGATCAACAGCATAGCTTGCAGCATACTGAGCGGCCTTGAACGCGCCCCAGGTAGCCTTGTTCATCATGACGACCGGGTTAGCGGCCTCATCGGACAGGGCAGCCATAGCAGCGGCGACAGAGCCGACGGCGATGCTGGACTGAGTGATCTTCGGAACTCCTGGGCAGGTCGTGGTCGATACGGTGTCGCAGGCCTGGATCTTGGCGATGATCTGATCGGCGGCCTTCTTCGCGATCCTGTAGGCGAGTTCGTCATAGATGTAGCGCAGGAACTCTTCGCCGCGGAGGTCATAAACCTCGTCGGAGATCGAGATCCACTTTTTGATGCTCTGAGGTACGAGCGTCACGATGCCGAGAACGAGGTTCTCTTCGCTAACAGCCGCAGCTCCTTCAGCGTGGACAGTAGCGTCCGAACCGGAGGCCTCGAACTGGACCTTGAGGTTGCCCCTGAGGTAGCTCTTTCTGACGAGAGCCATGATGCCCTCTTTCTCCCAGGCGGTTTTGACGATGTCGTAAACGAAATCAGGAACAGCAACGGTTCCAGTTCCGTTTGGAGTGGTGTCGTTGGTCGACGTCAGCTTTCTGCACTCAAGATCTTTACCGGTCTTGATGTATTCCGCATAGGCGTCGATGTACTCTTTGGAATTTCTGATTTCCATGGTGTCGATTTTCCTTTCTTCGATGGTTTCCACGACTTCGCCGCTGCCCTTGATGACTTCGGCGATGTCTTTCTTACGGGTTTCGATCTCGATCCGGATCTGCGCTCTGCGCTCTTCGATGGCCTCGAGCTCAGCCTGGATATTGTCCATGGCCTCGTTGGTCTCAGCGGCCTCGATCTCGACGGCAAGCTCTGCAGAGCGGGCCTCGATCTGTTCCTGATCGAGAGTCATGATTTCTTCTTTAGTCATTTGACCCTCCATTAAGTTTTGCCTTAGCAAGTAGTTTTCTCCGTCTCAGTTCCAGTTTCTCGCGCTCGAGTCTCTCCGCTCGAATCCGTTCGATCTCTCCGTCGGCCAGATTGCGAACCGAAATGCTTGTGGCATCGTTCGCCGGCAACGAAACTGCTGACACATCGTAGAGCTTCCGGACAGACTTGATCGTCCTCACGGTAAGGTCCTTCCCGTCTTCGGTCTTGGTATCGAGACGGTCCTGTGCATCGACCGTGAAGCCGAAGCTCATCTTGTTCGTATAGCCCCCGCGGATCTCTTCGTAGAGCTGGCGTCCCAGCTCGGTCCCGCCGAGATCTGCTTCTATCAATAAACCCCTCTCGTCCGGTGTGACGGTCAGGGTGTTATTGCTCATCCTGGCGAATACGCGGCCCTCATGGTCGTACTGCATGATCACGTCGGTCATGTCTGTGTTCCGGAACGCCTCCGCGTCCACGACCTCGTCAAACCTCCACGTATCGTCCTCATAAAGCGTGTACGGCTGATTGAACGTACTCGCATATCCACGGACCACCTTCCGGTTGTCGAACTCTTCCGACTCCTCCGTCCGGATCTCGATGGTCATATCTCTGTATTCTCTGTTACTCTTCGCCATTGTCTTCCTCCTGGCTCAATGTTTGAGTCGCCTTATATTCACCGCGGATCGGTGCCACCTGTCCGGCCCCGTACGGTAACGGCTCGTAGTTGAACAGCTCACGGATCTCGTCGATAAGGATCGCGCCTCTGTCTCCGAGCTCCTTCGCCATCTGTACCTTCTGTGAGACGGACATGTACTGGAGCCGGTTCGCGTTCGCTATCAGGTAGGATCCCTGTGCCCGCTCTCTCTCGCTGAACAGGGCCTTGGTCATCGTCTCCGAGAACTGGATCGCGAACGGTTCGATCACGCCATCGAAAAAGGCCTCGAGCTCTTCGCCTCTGGCCTTGCTCTGGAGCACTTCCTCGTTCACTCCGAAATAGTTGAACACGTTCTCGCGGATCGCCTTCATCTGTTCCGGATCCACCGAGTACGGCTTCGTGTCGATCTGCTTGATGTCCTTGTAGATGTTCGGGAACAGCAGGAACCCGCCGGAGCTCGACTCACTGGATAGGTTCTCTCTTGTAAACCGCTCTCTTTCCTTTGCCAGGTCTTCCGGCTTGGTAAAGTTCGTGAGCTGGGCCATGAACCGGAACGTGCTCGCGTTCTTGACCGCCTCCTCGATGCCCTGATTCTGCATGTGGATCAGCTGCATCGTCTCGTGGAGCGGTGTGTTCTTGTCCCCGAAGAAATCGTTCTGGTACTGGAACTTGGTCAGCACCGCGCACTTCCGGAACTCGACCGCGCCCACCTGCCCGTTCGCGAACTGGTACCGGAGCCAGAGCTCCTTGTCGTACTCGACCAGGGTGCAGCGCATCGGCAGGACCGGGAACACGCCCGTGATCACCATCCTCTCGTCGAAGACCGGAACCACGAAGGCCGTGTTGTTGATGTCCAGGATCGTCGAGACCCTGTAAAGGAACTGTGACCAGGTCTGCCATTGGTTCGGGCCGAGCCTCAGCTTCCCCTGCAGGGACAAATTCGCGGTCCCGAAGGTCTCCACCTTCAGCTTCGAGATGTGCCGGGCCCTGGCGTCGATCGCTGCTCTGACGATCGCTGACTCGTATATGGCCCCGCCCCAGCTCGTGAAGGCCGGCTCGTAGGCCGTCAGCGTCTTGAAGATCGTCATGGCCTCGCGCAGTGCGTCCTCCGACTTCTTCGCCTCTTTCGGCCTGAATATTTGATCAAACAGTGACATTAAGTTTCCTCCTAGGAATGTATTCCCATTTATATCCATGCGACTGACTGGTCTCGTGCAGTGCCGCGTGTTTGACTGCTGTCCGGTTCCATCCGGTCTTGCGCTGCATCTCGGCGAACCCGTAATACTCGGCTACGACTTCACCCGTAGCAGGATCTATTTGCTTCAACAGCCCGGACTTGCCAGACAGCTTGCCGAGCTTCCCGGTCTGTCCGTTCCCCCTGGCTTTCGAGGCCGCGGACATCTTCGCCCTGGTCTCGTCCGATATGACTCTTGTGTGGTTCGACTTCCGGACCTTCTCCCGCCGCTCTTCGGTGTACTCAGCTCCGGCAAAGGTATGTTCCCCGCCCGTGGATCTGTTGTAACCGAAGGCGCGGTCCGTCGTGTTGTATTTCGCGATCAGCTCGATCTCCAGCCGGCAGGCATCCTCTTTCGTGAGCTTTTCTGCGACGATCTCGTGCTCGAAACTGTCCCAGCCGTACTTGTCGATCGCGTGCCGAAAGTGGCAGTTCTTGTATCCTTTTCCGTTGTTCCATCGGTGCTCCGGCTTCTGGCACGTTTGCCCGACGTATTTCTTTCCGTTGACTGTGTTTGTGTGAATGTATACGCAGTAACTACTCATTCCGCAGCTGCCAGCCGATCTCGCCAGACCATTTCTGTCGGACCGTCATGGCGTCGGCGAGAGCAGCCGTTCCGTCAATGTGAGCCGTTGGATTTAACTTTATAAGCCGGCCCCTGCCCCGCTCCGCGTTCATCTTGATCGCCGAGTTGAGCAGATGCATCTTCAGCAGGTCGTTGTCCCCGATGTAGATCCTCCTGTCCTTGATGAGGCCCTCCATCTCCTGCAGTACGGGCCAGAGATTATCGCCCTGATAAACCGAATCGCACTTGAACCCTTCACCTTCGAGATCCTGCACCAGGTACTGGGACGAGTACCGGTCATAACCGACCTTTAGTGGATATAGTTCGTGGTCTCGAACCATACCGTTTAACCAGTTCTCGCAGTCGTGGTAGTCGATGAAGTTGTCACCGCTAGGCGAAAGCAATCCTCTCTGGATATATGCCCAGTACGGAACGCCGTCCCGCTGCGTGGCCTCGTCTATCTTCTGACCCGGAAGCCAGAAGTGAGCGAGCACGTTCAGGATCCCGCCCTTCTCCACGACCAGCACGGCTGCGGTCAGGTCCGTGGTCTGTGACAGGTCGAGGCCCGCTACACAGTACGAACCGCGTAACGAGGCCAGGTCTATCGCCGGCCCGCTGATATGCTCGATCGCCTCTGCCGGTAACCAGGCCAAAGAACTGTTCTGTTTTATGCAGCAGTACTTGGTGAGGAACTCCGCCTTCTTCGACAGGGATCCTTCCGCGACCGCTATCTCCTCGAGCATGTAGTCCACGGACACGGACACGCCGAGGTTAGGGTTGGCCTTCCGGAGCTCATTTATGTCATTCCAGCGGCCAACATCGTCAATCATGTATATGAGGGGTAGTAGTTTACTTTCTTTTGACTCCCCTAATAAAAAACGAGTTGATCTTTTCATCAGCTCGTCAAAGATTCCGTCATTGATGTATCCGGATGTCGTACACGATAAGAGGATGCCCTCGGGCCGTGCACCCATTCCGGACTTCATTACCTCGTATTGTTTAAGGCCCTTGTCCCCTTCCCAGGCCGCGACCTCGTCACAGATCGCGAGCGAAGGGTTAAAGCCGTCCGATTTCTTGGCCGAAAACGCGATCTTCTTGACGGTGCAGTTCGTCCCCGGTATGGACAGGTCTGTCTGCCTGTGCCTTGGCAGCATCGAATCGTCCTTCGTCAGACGACCCCGAGCATCGGTCTGTTTTACGTCATCCCTCAGCTCTTGCCACTCCGGATCCAGCGTCGTCATCGCCCAGATATCGTTGTACACCAGATCAGCCTGGTCAAGCTTTGGCGCGACACAGAATACCCTGGAACCGAACCCGCCCTCGAGCCGCCAAGTGTACGCTGCTATCGAGGACGCGAGCTTCGTCTTGCCGTTCTTTCGGCCTATAAGTAAGAGCACCTCCCTGAACTGTCTCAGGTCCTTCTCGTCGACGATCCCAAAAATCGCCGAGATCATGGCCTTCTCCCAGGGCTCCAATAAAAAAGGACCCGGTGCAAGAGGCCCTTCGGTGTGAAAACAGTGTGATTCAATCCACGTAATAGCGTCGTTCGCTTTCTTCTGATCGAATCGGTACTCTTTCGCCTCGATCCCGCGCACGATCCGCTCATATACGAGGGTGATCCAGCGTCCGGCCGTGAATGTTCCGTCCTTGATCCCTTGATAATACTTGTATATCCAGTTATCTCCGGGCATCTCGTCACAAACTCCGGCCATTGTTAAATAGGTTTATGCAAATTCTGCG